CGATAGGAATGTGTTCCACCCCAAGATGCTCGAGAAGGCCGCGCGGGAGGGAAAGCCGCCCAGCAGGAGGTATCGGGAGCCGATTGGGCCCACGAGCATGGCACCGGATACTGGAGGGTCTACATACGGGGGCATCGCCGGCAGCGACGCGTGGATGGCCGCCGCGGTGAGCCCGATCGAGGACGAGACGGTGGCGCTTCAGAGGCATGGGGCGCAAGCGCTTAACTGGTACATGTCTGACGAAGACTATCGGCGAATGGAGAACACGTACGGATCGGATGCGGCGTGGAGGATGGAACAGGATAAACGAGACGGGATGTTGAGGAATGAGATCAGGAGGTTGAGGGCAGAGGGGGAGTCACCGGTGCCGCTAGATGATCCGATCCCGACAAGGGACGAGTACTTCAACGTCATGGACGACCTGCAGGTTCGGGTGGAGGAGGACCTTCAGAGGGCAATGGGGCGAATCGACACGTCGGACACGCAGGTCACGGCGCTGTCACCAGAGCAGAGATCTACCCCACCGCCGGGTGGACAGCGGCTGGGAGATTTCGATTGGGAGGCAGAGCCGATGTACCCGTACCAGGCGGCCCAGCAGGAGGAGTACGAGGCAGAACCGATGTTCCCAGGTGAGCCACAAAGGACGAGGCATCGGCAGCTAGAAAACGTAATGAATCGGCCGTTCTATATCTCGGAGTACAGCAGATTCGGAAGGCCGAGTGGGTACTTGGAAGAGGTAGATTATGATCAACTGGCACGGTTATACCCAGGCCAGGCGATGGAGACGGAGTACGCGAAGACGAATGCGCTCCGGGAGGAGTTCCTTCGAAAGTACCACATGAGTAGGGGCGAGGAGCCACCGTTGGGTCTAAGGCATCGGTACGACTACCCGATGATGGAGAAGAGGAACGAGGCGAGGGCGGTGATCTCACGCACGCAAGGGATAAGTCCTGAGAACGTGAAAGAAGAAGACATTGATCTATTTGTAAGGGAATGGGAATGAGTAGACACTTAGATTACAGGGAGCTCGAGCCCCTCGAGCGGAGGGTTGCCCTGATGAGGGCAGCGGGTATGTCGGAGGGCGTGATCGCGAGGTTCATCGACGCGGACTACATGACCGTCGGGAACATCCTGAAGCGGCCGCGGGTTGCGAGATACCTGATTGCGCTCGAGTCTACGTTTGTGAACGAGATCACGGAGTCTGCGAAGCATCTGACGACCGCAATTGAGAACGAGGCGGTTACGGCGTTTCAGGTCGAGAAGACCGTCATGGATCGCCTGTTCGCGATGGAGACAAATGTCAGAGCGCAATTGGGAGCGGCTTCGACGGCGCAAGATATACTTGATCGCGCTGGAAAACGCGCGCCGACGAAAGTCCAAACAGAAGTCACGCACACCATCGACGCGGAGGCGCTGGCGCATGTTGCGTCTGTGCTACAAGAGGTACATGACCAGACGCCGGCGATCGACGTGACGAACGGGGGCTCTAATGGCCGCTACGAAGAAGAAACCGACCGACTGGCAGGGGAAGAAACCACCGAGTAAGGGTCAGAACCTCTTCATCAAGATGGTTCGGGCTCTACCAACGAAGGGGAAGAAATGAAGGCACTGAACAAGACGAGGCATGTGACGTTGAAGTACCCTAGGAACACCCCGCGGATCTCGCGCAAGCGGCTGTGGATGGACCGGAGCGAGTGGCGGAAAGACCCCGCGGAGGTGGGCGGGGCGAGCACGGGGCTGATCGAGCAGCAGATGGAGAGTGCGAGGAGCCTGCCAACGCTGGAGGCGACCCCGTACCCGGACCTCTCCGACCTGATGAACAGGGCCGGACGAGTGGGAATAAGGAGGTTTTGAGATGAACAAGCGACCGGAAGACGAGGAAGAGCCCCAGGCAGACGAAGCAACGGAAGAGGAGCTCGAGGAGATCGCGGAGGATCTCAAGGAGCTCGAGGACAAAGAAGACAAGAAGGACTGAAGGTTGGGGCTTCAATCGGTGAAGCAGGATGTTTGCTAGCGACATAGAGCAGGCGACGTTCGCGGCCTCTACGGGCGACATGAGCCAGCGGTCGGAGGAGGTACGTCAGAACCTGAGGTTGCAGGCGCAGCGGTCTACGTACTTTATGGCGAAGGCAATCATTGGGTTTCACGACCTGACACCCGAGCTACATGGGGAGATGTGCCGATGGATCGAGGGACCCTCCACAAGAAAGCTAGGGCTAGTTCCGCGCGACCACCTGAAGACTTCGGTCTGGACGATTGCGGACACGGTACGGCTGATCGCCGCGGACTCGAACATCAGGCTGCTGATCGCGAACGAGACGGCCACGAACGCGAGCCACTTCCTCCGCCGTATCCAAGCGGTATTCGAGCGCGCCGCGTTGTTCCGGTGGCTCTTCCCGGAGCTCATACCGGACCTGGGGAAGACGAAGTGGAGCGAGAGCGAGATGCTCGTCCCGCGAAAGAAGGACTACCCCGAGAGCACCGTTGAAGTGATGGGCGTCGGGGGCGCCGTCGTTAGCCGCCACTACAAGATGATCAAGCTCGACGACCTTGTGGGCAAGGAGGCCAGCGAGAGCGTCGAGGTCATGAAGAAAACGATCGACTGGTACCTGTACTGCGAGAGCCTCCTCGAGTGCCCCACGGACCCGATTGAGACGTATGGGACCCGGTGGACTCACAAGGATCTGTACGCGTGGATCATGGAGCATGAGCACGACATCGACTTCTTTCACAGGAAGGCCGTTAGCAAGGAGGGCATGACCCTATGGCCGGTCAGGTTCCCACTGAACGAGTTGATGCGGATCAAGAACAAGATCGGGTCGTTCAAGTTCAGTTGCCAGTACCAGAACGAACCGTACGATCCCGAGCACATGACGTTCGACCCTGGGTGGCTGCGGTACTTCGAGCTCAACGGGTGGCAGCTAGACGAGGACAACGGTTGCATCCAGCTACAATTCGTAGGCTTGCCAAAGTCGGTCGAAATCGTGCCTGTGATCCTGGTCGATCCGGCGATAGCTGACAAGAACTACGCCGCGCGATCGGCCGTGGTGTGCGCGGGGCTCGATGCCGCGGAGCGCGTGCTGGTCCTCGAGGCGTGGGCCGAACGGAGCCAACCGCTGCGGATGATCGACAAGATCTTCGAGATGGCTGAGCGATGGAACCCTATATCGGTGGTCATCGAAGGAGTCGCGTACCAACGGGCCCTCAAGGGCTTCATCGAGGCCGAGTGTATGCGCCGGGGGAAGTGGCTGAACGTCCGCGAGGTCCGGCCTGGCTCAAAGGAAGGCAAAGAGTCCCGCATCCGGGGTCTACAGCCGTACGCCGAACGGGGACGCCTTTGGATTCGTCGATCAACCTGCGGGCCACTGATTGAAGAGTTCGAGGCGTTTCCGTTGGGCGATACTGTTGACGTGCTCGACGCCTTGTCCTACGGGCCGCAAGTCTGGATAGGCCCAGACATGGATCACCCCGACCGCGTGCAGTATCGGGAAGAAGAACGGCAGCCTGTCTACGAGGGCGTGTGTCGTGCAACTGGGTATTGATTCTGTCCCCACGTTTAACCCTTACCAGCCTTCCCTCCCCCGGCGGGGGGGGTGGGGGGCGGGGTGGGGCGGCTGCGGAAGTCTCGAATAGGGAGCCCAACTGATGCCATCTACTGCTCGAGTCTTTATTTCCTTAACCGATACCAATTCTGCCACAGAAGAGAACGTTGACTTCGTCGCTCCTACGTCGGGTGGTCGTCATGAGCGTTGGTCGATCTATGGCGGCGCCGAGGAGGTTCGGTTCTTCTGGCCACCCACTGGTGAACTCAACCTCTTCCTCCAGGTATGGCAGATCCAGCCCGCTACCAGCGCCACGACGTTCAAGCTCTTCTTTCCAGCTGTGGGGGGTTGGGGGTGGTACTTCACGGTTCCCGCTGGGCCAGGCAAGATTCCTCTGATGCTCCGTAAGCCACCAGATGCAAGTGGGGATAACTTCTACGTCCTTGCCGACCCCTTCTCCGTCGAAGTAGACGCGATATACTTCTGATTATGTCTCAACAATCAAATAACCCTACCCCGACCACCGATGCTGGGCAGCAACAAAAGAAGATGCCCTACGGTGGCCGCGACGCTGGAAAGATCAAACCTATGTCGGATCAAAGCCCCGAAATGAAGCAGGCTATGCAGGCTTTGTTTCAGGCGAACTTCTTGGCGCCTGGTATGGGTTTAGGTACCAAGACTTGGGACCCACGAACTGGAATCAGGCGCGAACAGCAACGTAGGATGGCCCGGGGCATGTCGGCTCAGGAGCGCATGAAGCTGCTCACGGATGCTGGCGTTTCTGATCGCGAAGGCATGATGAAGGTTTTCAGACGTGCCTATACCCCGGCTCACCGGGCTCTGATGTTAGGTAAGGAGGACAGGTAATGAGCCAGCAAATGGCAAGCATGCTAGGGACCTCGGCTTCGACCGTTGAGGGGCCTCGGCCAGACCCCAACATGATGGGTCCGATGCCAGGTCAGACGACTCCAGGCACTGGCCTCATGGGGCTGCTTGGCGGCTTCAAGAAGATGGCGGACTTCTCCTCTTTTTTAGGAGACGACCCAGAGGAGCGCGAACAGAACGCTAAGGCGTTCGCTGCTCTGGTGAAGGACGTCGGGGCCTCCGTCAATGATATGACCGAATCGACGCTCATGCAGCGTATGATGAAAGAGGCGATGGGCGGCGGTGGGGGCCACCTTAGCTCCGGTACTGGACCTTCGGGTGGCGTCGCTGCCATCCCCAAGACCTTCGATCCCAGTCTAGCAAGCCACATCGTCAACCAGATGGGCTACAAGTAGGAGGAGTCATGGGACGTGCAAACACAAACCTGCGTCGCGGCGGCAACACCCAAAAGAAGCCACCGAAGGTCAAGTAAGTGGCACTCGAGGGGGTCATTCCGGGCGCGCCGGTCGCGCTGACAACGAAGGATCGGTCGTGGTTGCCTCAGTTTCTTTCCAGCGAGCTGGAGGAGGCCCTGTATGCACATGAGCTAAAGCTCGAATGGATCAATGAGTCCAACCGCTTGTACATGGGTGATCCTATCACCGCCCGGAAGACCTTCCCGTGGGACGGTGCCGCTAACCTCGTGGTCCCGCTTGTGGGCATCACCGTCGATTCGATCGTTGCCCGGATCATCAACACGATCTTCGCTGTCCAGCCCTTCTGGTCAGCCCAAGCGCTCATCAAGGACCTCGAGCCCGTCGTGCACCCCCTCCAGGACTTTATGGAGTGGTCCCGCATCAACGAGCTCGATATGTACATGCAGATCCGTAGCTGGATCGTTGAGGTCGTGAAGCACGGGTGGGCCTACCTCAAGATTTACTGGGAGTCCTTTACCCACCGAACCTTCGTGATCTCGGCGGGCGCTGCCCGGCCAAGAGACAAGATAGTTCGCCGCCCGCAGGTCAAGCATATCCTGCTGGCGGACATTATCTGTCAGGCTGGCATCGAGGACGAGCTGAATCAGGCCGAGTGGATGGCTCACCGCATTAGGCTCACGGATGGCCAGCTTCGATGGAGGAAGCATGATCGAGTCTACCAAGAGGTGGACAAGATCCTGGCCCACAAGGCTGAGATGACGCCTATGGAGGAAAAGGTCCTTCAGAACGAGCTTGAAGAGGCGGCTCCTCGGCCTCGAGATAAGCTAAACACGCTGTATGAGGTCTACGCGGACCTGCCCTTGGGTGGTAGCGATCTGCCCGTGCCGGTAATGATTACCTACCATCACGAGACGAGGACCATCGCTCGTTGCGTCTACAATCCTGATGTGATGGGTGAGCGTCCCTTCAAGAAGGGTAAGTTCATCGACAGAGAAGGAAAGCGAGATGGAATCGGGATATCCAGGCAGCTTGCACTACTTCAGGAGGAAATCTCGACGCTTCACAACCAGCAAGTTGACAACGCCACCCTTGCCAACACCAGGTTCTTCATCGGGCGGCGTGGTGTGGTTAGAAATGGAACTAAAGTCTGGCCTGGACGCTTTCTTACAGTGCCGGACCCGTCAAAAGACATCATTACCCTCCCGATGGCCGATGTGTACCCCTCAATGCGCCAGCTTGAGACATCGTGCCTTGCGTATTCTGAACGAAGATCCGGAGTTGCTGATTACCAGTTGGGCCGAGAGTCCAACGTCATGGGGAACCGTGCCACTGCAACTGGTACACTCGCGCTCATCCAAGAAGGAAACCGACGGTTCGACCTGAACGTTCGGGACGTCCGCGACTGCCTGGGAGCCGTGGGCAAGAAGCTTTTGATCCTGAATGCCCAGTTCAGACCATCGGGCATGGCCTATTTTGTCAAGGGCCAGGACGGTGAGCTCATCGAGCAGGTCCTAAACCTGCCCGATGAATTCCTTGCCGACGGCATAGGGATGGAACTCACGGCCTCTACAGCGACCATCAACCGCGAGATCGAAAAGCAGGGTCTCATGGCGATGATGGGTACGCTGACCCAATACTACCAGCAGCTCATTCAGATCAGCGGCATTGCGATGAACCCCCAGACCCCGCCACCTGTGCAGCAAATGGCCGTGCAGATGGCCGACGGTGCTAGGTACCTGATGTCGATGATCGTTCAGACCTACGAGATCCGTGCGGTCGACACCCTCCTACCCCCGAGTCTCGCAGATCAGATGCAGGCGGACACCGATGCCAATGCCCAACAACCCCCAGGACCTCAAGGAGGCGCTGGACCGAATCAGAACGGAGCCGGAGTGGCTCCTGCTATGGGAGCACCTCCTGGAGGCGAGGCAGGGATGCCTCCTGAGATTGGTGGGGGCTAAGGACTGGAATGAAGTAGTCGAAATCCGAGGTGAATTCAACGCGCTGAACATCTTCATTGAATTCGGCGACATGATGGTAGAGCGTCTGGAACAGGCGCAACACGAGGTAGAGAATGATCAACGGGGACAACGAGGACGAGAAGCTGGATACTCAGGACGAGGCAACGGAGCAGGGGACTGACAAGTCTCCGGACTCTGAGCGACTAGCCCGCCTGGAAGCCGAAAACCAGGAGATGCGTGGGGTCACGCAGCGTAGCCTCGAAGAGGCTGCTGCGGCGCGTGGCCAAGTCAGCGTGATCCTGGAGCAGATCCAGCGTGCGGCCAACGCTGGAAACGTCGACGCCCAGAAGCAAGTCAAGACGCTTCGGGACCGCTTCGATGAAGACCCGGTCGCTGCCATGAATGAGTTGGTGACGCTCCGGGTAGGCCCGATCGTGCAGGAGTACTTCGGACGCACTGCGGATACCGAACGCGAAGCGGCTCGGCTGAAGCATGGCAAGATGTTCGACAAGTACGCCGACGAGGTGGATGAGTTCATGCGCGACATGCCGTTGGACGTGAAGGCCAAGTCTGGATCGTATACGGCGGCTCTCAAGTACGTGCGCTCCCAGCACCTCGAAGAGGAAGTCGAGGAGGCACGCAAGCAGGAACGCGAACGTTCTTCACAGCCGGAAGGCGCCAGCTCGGCTGAGGTCGAAAAGGCGAAGGCCAAGCCAATCACTCGCGAGGAGCGAGAGATCATGAAGGCGTTCGAGATGTCCGAGGACGATTGGACCAAGTGGGGCACCCCCGACGGGACTCGTCCTCGCAAAGACAAGGGGCGCAGCAAGGCGGCATAATGGGCATCGAAGTAACAAAGGACGAAGCCGACAAGAAGATGGCAGCGGGCATCTACGACCCGCTCGCTGTCGAGAACAAGGATCCAAACTACCACTATCGGTGGCTCCGTAAGGAGCGCCTGAACATGGCCCGCAAGCGTGACTTTCTCGGATATGAGATCGTCAACGGGGGGGCCGAAGAAGGCGTGTGCAAAGACAACACGCCTATGAAGGCTGGCGAGTCGGTCGTCGGTCAAGTTGAGGTTGGGGACCTAGTGCTCGCGCGGATTCCGAAGGAGCTGCACGAGGAATATAGGCGCAGGAACAAGCAGAAGATCGACGCTCTGGCAACCGGTGTAACCGCGAGCTTCAAGGCCGCGGTCGGTGGTCGGGGCTACGAAGAGCACAGGGACGTGCCGGGTTACGTGGGCAACGTGACGCGGGACGATGTGGATTTGGAGGACTGATCCATGAGGCAACTTGAGCAGCAAATGACCGTGTCGGGCAACAGCCCGCACACGCTTCATTTTCCGGAGGCAGCAGCCCAGACCTTCGAGGTTGGAGAGCCCGTGGTCTTGGCCGCGGGCGTTCTGTCGGTAGCTACGAGCCCTCTCGCGGTCACTGGGTCGCTCGTGGGCATAGCAGCCGCAAACGCATCGGGCGTGACCGGAAGGCCGTGCCCGGTGTGGATCGCGAACGACGACACGCTGTTCGGTGTCGCGATGCCGACCGCCACTCAGGCGACCATCGGCACGAAAGTACAGATCACCAAGGTGGGTGGGAAGTGGGGCGCCGTGGCCGGCACAGGGAACTTCTTGGTCATGGAGGTCGGACAGTCGCTGCCGCCTGGCCAGGTGATCGTGCGTGGCAAGTTCATCGAAGGCAGCAGCCAGCTGGCGGTCGTGGCATAAGGGGGATATGAGATGGTAAACGTAACAGGTGCATTCAGTCACCTTCTCGCCCCCGGACTCCGCAAGGTCTTCTTCCAGGAGATGGAGGCTCGGCCTGCGGAGTATTCCCGCATCGCTAACCAGGAGAAGTCCTCCAAGGCGTACGAAGAGGACCTCGAGGTTGGCGGCCTCGGTAGCATGCCCATCAAGCCAGAGGGCCGGGGCATCGTCTATCAGGACTTCCGGCAAGGTGGGAAGAAGCGCTACACCCACATCACGTACGGGCTCGGCTTCCGTGTGACCTTGGAAATGATGGAAGACGACCTGTACAACGTGATGAAGAAGAACACCAAGGAGCTGTCCAAGGCTGGCGGGAACGCTCGCGAGGTGGCCTTCTTCAACATGCTCAACAACGGCTTCACCACCGAGTTCGGGTTCCCAAAGTTCGGGGT